GTCTACCTGCCCACTATTGACAAAGACATTCGGGATCAGTTGCAGACGGCGGTTGACTTGGTCAAGTCGGACCCAACCCTGACCACCAGGGAGCGTGTCGAACTCTTGCAAAAAATCACCGTGAGCACGAAAAATCTGGACCAGGGCCAGAAGACCAGAGGGGCGGCCCCCGGCACCCGGCTGCCAGGCGTGATTGTCGTGCCGGCCAAGGTGCCTCTTGACGACTGGTCCGCTTTCGCGGACGAAGAGATAGGCCGGGCCCGTGGCAGCGATTGACCGGCACCGGCCGCGCGGTCTACTCTTCTCCCGCCCGGACGACCTGAGCACCGCCTGCAGGCGTCGTGCCGGGTGCGCGCAAGCCCGATGCAGGGGTGCCGGGTGCAGGGGTTCAGGGGTGCCGGGTAGGGGTGCCTGGCTTCAGAAGTCCTTACTAGAACGCCAGCACACCGATAAATTTTGAAAATTTTTAGCAAAAATGTTCCACGTGGAACATTGACACCGGCACCCGGGGGCCCCTACCATGGCCAGCATGGACAAGCTGAAAGCACTTCGGGCCTTCGCCCCCGCGGTTCCATCGGGACTGTTGCGCCCCCAGGGCGGTGGCGATAGCTTTGTGAAGCTGAATACAAACATGAAGTTCGGGAGCCTGGCCAGCCTGCTGTTTACCAAGACCCCCCAGGTGAAGAATCTCACGTTCAGGCCTGGAGCGAAACACGGGGTGCAGACCGCCGGGCCGGTCGTTGGCAAGATGCACGCCCTAAAAACCCTGAAAGGCTCGTTCCGGTGACCCGGCGAAAGCCATTCATTGGGATCCTCACCGGCGACCACGTGACCCACAGCAGAAGGAGCGCCCCTATGGCATCGAACCACAAGGTCTACCCGGAGGATACCGTCCAGGTGTTCATCGCCGGCAACAACCACCCCATCGAGCTGGACTTCCTGCAGCTGGTCGATCGGCTGGCCGCGCACGGCGACGAACCGGACAAGGCGGTCCCGGCCAAGGCGGTCCCGGCCAAGGCGGTCCCGGCCAAGGCGGCCGCCGCCAAGAAGAAAGGCAAGTAACCATGGAAGCCAAACCGCGTTGGTGGGAACGCCTGGTCATCGGAACGGCGAACTGGATGAAACTTCACCCCAGCCTTGCACTGTTCATCATGGCCACACTGTTGCTCGTCACAGTGGCGTTGGTGGTTGGCGGCACCCCGGCAGCAACTACTGTCTGATGGGTGGGGCCGGCTCCAGTCTCATTCCCTACGCCGCCCCCGCGGGGCACGACACGGCCTGGGCGCCCCAGCGGGGCACCCAGACCGCGCTCGTCACCTGCCCGTGCACCGAAGTGTGTTACGGCGGAGCGGCGGGCGGCGGCAAGACAGATGGGCTGCTGGGCGACTACGCCGCGGGGATCGAAGAGTGGGGCCGCCACTGGCGCGGGATCATCATCCGGCGCACGTTCCCCGAGCTGGACGAAGTCGAGCAGCGGGCCCTGGAGATTTTCTCGCCCCACTACGGGGAGAAGGCGTATCGCCGGGGTGAGAAGAAGTGGTATTTCAAGACTGCCAAGGGCACCGCGACCCTCAAGCTGCAGGCTATTCAGGACGACGTGGACGTTATCAAGATCCAGGGCCGCGCCTGGAACTGGGCCGCGATCGACGAGGCCGGGCATTTCCCGACGGACAAGGTGCTTGAGTACCTGCGGACCCGCCTGCGGTCCGCCGCCGGCGCGCCGGTCTACGTCCGGTTGACGGCCAACCCCGGCGGCGTCGGTCATGATTGGATCGTGGACCGCTACCGGATCAACACCAACCCGCCCCTGGTGCCGTTCGAGGTCGATACGGACGAAGGGGAAACCGAATCCCGGGTCTTTATCCCGTCGCTGGTCACGGACAACAAGCTGCTGATGGCCAATGACCCCAGCTACGCCCGCACCCTGGCCGCAATCTCTGATCCTTTGCTGCGCCGGGCCCTGCGCTACGGCGACTGGACCGTGGCCATGGGCGCGGCCTTCAGTGAGTTTGACCGGAGGGTGCACGTCGTTCCGCACCGGGCGCCCCCGCAAGGGGTCCGCGTCTGGCGGGCAATGGATTGGGGATTCGACAAGCCCACGGCCTGCTACTGGTTCTACGTGGACTTCGACGGATTCCTGAATATCTTCCACGAGCTGTACACCTGCGGGGCCAAGCCCAACACCGGACTGCGGATCAACGCGCCGGATATCCTGACCCGTATCCAGAACATTGAGGCGGGCTACGGGATCTCGGTCAAGACCGCGTACCTGGACCCGGCCTGCTGGCAGGAGCATTCGGGCGACTCAATCTTCAAGCAGCTGGGTGGTTACAAGGCGCACTGGAGCAAGTGGCCTACGGGGCCGAACTGGCGCCAGAACAAGAAGCAGATGCTGCACGAGCTGCTGAAGGTGGTCAACGGGGTGTCGCGGGTGAAGGTCCACGACAACTGCGTGCATTTCATTCGGACGATCAGCAGCCTGCAGACCGATCCCCGGGACACGACGGATATCAACAGCAAGGGTGAGGACCACGGCTACGACGCGGTCTGCGGCGGGATCTGGCGGATCGTCAACACGCCCAAGCGGGCGCGGTTCGACCCGATCCGGGATTCCTTCTTCGAGGACAACCATCCCGGCGAGCTGGTTGGGCCCGGGAGGTACGGGGCGTGGTAGGGGTCGTCAGGCTGGGACCGAAGGCTTACGGGGTGCAGGACGCCACAGGCGCCATCCTGGAGACGCGGGGTTCGGTCGAGCACGCCATGGAGGTCCTGCTGCGGGTCACCCAGGGCCGGCGGTACCCGACCGAGGCGAAGCAGGTGGTGCGCGACGGCCACCCGGTCGTCCTGGTCAAGGGCACCAGTTCGATCGTCTCGAAGGAGGGCCGGGTGTTCATCCGGGTTTTCGACACCCGGCGCGAAGCAATCCTATGGTTGCGGGAATATCGGCGGTTGTGCTTGGTTCACCGGGGTTTGATCGACGCCTCACCCAACGATTACAGGGTCAGAATGGTTCAGGGCGAGTTTCCCTGGGCCGTCTTCGTCAACCGGATCTGGACTGTGTCTTTCAGGGGCAAGTCCGCGGCTCACAAATTCATCCACCAGGAGGCAAGGCGTGATAGTCAAGGGGTTGAATGAAGAGAAGATGGCCCTGTTCGTCGTCGAGAAGTTTGACGACCTGAAGGAAGACCGTAAGGAGAAAGAAGCGACGTGGCTGGAGTGCTTCGACGCCTACAACTCCAAGCTGGGCGACCACTGGACTGAGCGTGTCGTCAGCGAGGGGCGCTCCGCCCGGTTCATCGGGGAATCCTTCGCCGCCGTGGAATCCCTCCATTCGCAGTACATGAATGTGCTTTTCCCCAGCAGCGAAGAGTGGTTCGCGGCGGAAGCCGTGGTTCCCGGCAAGCTCCCTTTCGACGACCTGGCCGCCACCCAGGTGCAGGCGCTGCTGGCCAACCAGTTGCGGCGCGGATTTTTCACCAAGCCAGCGGGCAGCCTGCTGCGGCAGCTGCAGATTTTCGGCAACGCCCCGGTCGGGGTGGAGTGGAAGCAGCGCCGCGCGGTGGACTACCCGGTCTACGAAAAGGCCATGACCGAGTGGACCCACGAGCACCACGGCAAGTGGATGCAGTACCTGGCCGCCGAGGAGGAGTGGAAGAAGGCCGTTCAGGCGGCCCAGGAATCCGGGCAGCAGCCGCCCCCGCCGCCGGACAAGGACATGCCGGAGCCCCCGCGGGCAGGCATGACCGACGTGGTGGACCGCTACCCCGTCCTGCGGGTGGGCGATATCTTCTCCTTCGTGCAGGACCCCTTCAGCATGGACCCCGAGGACCCTCTGGTGATCCGGCACAGCTGGGTCACGCTGGCCGCGCTCAAGCGCATGGGCCAACCCAACAAGATCGGTTTCCAGCTGTACGAGAACCTGGAGGACCTGGTCGAGGTCGATCGCCGGGGCGAAGACGACGACGAAATGACCGCCCGCTACGAAACGATGGGGCTGACCGTGCCGGAGCACAGCGCCATCGAGGTCCACGAAATGTTCGGGAGCTACGAGATCCCCGGCGCCAGGGGCGAGGAAGACGGGGCCGACAATGTCTTCATCGGCTTCAACATCACCGTCGCCAACCGCACCACCGTGATCCGGGCTGAGCCCACGTTCCTGTGGTCCGGAGAGGCCGCCTGGTTCCTGGTGAAGTACCGCGAGCCGGTGGGCAACGAAATCTACGGCAAGGGGCAGCTGGAGCCCGGGCTGGGCGAACAGGACCTTATCAACGCCCGCGCCAACCAGAACATTGATATCATCAACCATGCGATCGACCCGGAATTCAAGGCCGTGGACGACGACGTGGTGGATGGCAAGCTGAAGTCCAAGCCGGGCCGGGTCCGCTGGGTGGGCTCGATCGAGAACCTGGTGCCGCTGGACAAGCGGTTGGGCGGGTTGAATATCTCCCTGCAGGACCTGGAAATGCTCAAGAACGACTTCCAGCGCCTGACCCTGTCCACGTCGCCGCTGGCGGGGCAGGCCCGGGAGTCGGCCACCAAGAGCGCCCTGGACGCCAATAGCGTGTCGTCCGAGGTCACCAAGATCGCCCGCTACCTGGAAGAGCACGTCTTCGAGCGCATTCTGAACCGCTTCATGCAGTACAACGCCCAGTTCATCGAGGCGTCCGAGACGGTGAAGGTCGTCCAGCAGTCGGGGACCGCGTTCACGGATCTGAGCCCGGAGACGATCCGGGAAGGCTGGGCGATCAAGTGCCGCGGCGCGCAGCACCTGGTGGACCGCCAGGAGCGTATCCAGAACTTCTTGATGTTCCTGCAGCTGGTCAGTGGCAACCCGGTCCTGCTGCCGGCGGTCAACCCGATCGAACTGACCAAGACCGCGTACAGTATCCTGTCGCTCCCGGATCGTCCGGGTCTTTTCAACGACGAGCAGCGTGCGGGTGAAATCATGCACGCCATGCTTGCTTCAGGGATGGTGGGCAATGTCGCAGCAGCAATCGCCGGAGGACAAGCGGGAACAGGCCAAGCAGGATCAGATAGCGGCGCTGGCGGCAATCCGCAGCAATCTGGGGTTCAGGGCGCTGCTGGCCAAGATCCGGTCGCAGCAGCGTTCGCTGTCGGCCAGGATCTCATTGGATGACCCCCAGTGGGAGCGCAAAACCCTCGCCCGGCAGGGCGGGGAAGTGGCTATCGAAGAGTTGACAGCATGGCTTCAGGCGCGTATGGAATTGCCTGCTGACATATTTTGACCGAGTGACCCAGTCGCCCCCCGAGGCGTAAAACACGGAGGATTACCACATGCCAAACCAACGCGACGCGTTCAGTGAATTCGACGATTACGACGGCGGAGACGACTTCTTCCAGGGTGTCGGTGACGATTCCGAGGACGAGGGGGGTAAGCCCCCGGCCGAGGAAATGGTGCCGAAATCACGCATGGACGAGGTGTTGAGACAACGGGACGATGCGGTGCAAGTCCGGGATACGATTATTCGCAGTGCCCTTGCCGGCAAGCAGTCCGACGGGGCTGCCTCCGACGAGGGAGAAGAGGTTGACCCTGAAACCTATGCTGCGATTGCTCCGATCATGAAGAAGTTCCGCGAGGATCTTCTGGCGGAGTTTGGCCCGGCGCTCAATGCAGCTGATCGCAGAGCGAACCTGGACGTCTTGAACGGGCGGGTTGACGGATTCGAGGACCAATTGATGCCGAGGGTGGAAGAGGCTTACACGGCCCTGCCGCCCGAACTCCAGAAGGAGTACGGCACACGCGTGGGCATGGAAGCCCTGGCCAAGGATCTCATGATCCAGGACCTGAAGAAGCAGCTGGGACAGCACCAGCGTTTCGATCGGTCCGGCATGGCGGCTACGGCGCCTTCGGGGGGCGCAAGGAACAACGTCCGTGAAATGACGGAGGACGACGTTTGGCGTCTTCCGCAGGAGAAATTCGAGAAACTGCGTGCGGGGCGAATCCGCCGCTAACCGGTGAGGATACACGATGGCCAACACGAACACGGTTGATTTTCTCCAGGGGGCAGGCTCCAAAGTCTCCGGTGAAACCAATCTCCCCGCCGTTGCGAGGGGGACCTACAACCGGTCCCTGCTCGAACGGTCCTACCCGCATCTGATGCACCAGCAGTTCGGCAAGCAGTACCCCCTGGCGCAGCGCAGCGGGCAGTCCATGGTCTTCCGCCGCTACGAGCGCAGGGCCCTGGCGACCGTGCCTCTCAGTGACGGTGTCACGCCTCCGGGCACGACCCTGTACAAGACCGACTACAGGGCGGACATCAAGCAGTACGGCAACTTCACGGTTGTCACCGACTGGGTAGACTTCACCCACGTCGATCCGATCATCAGCGAGGCTGTCGAGCTGATGGGCGAGAACATGGGCGAGTCGATGGACGCGGTCTACCGCGAGCCGCTGGTCGCCGGTTCGAGCGTGTTCCGTGTGGCGGCTGACGCCACCGTGGGCGCCGCCGGCTGGACGAGCGGTGCGGCCCGGGTCAACGTGGCCGGCACGATCTGCAAGGGCGTCCTGGACGCTGCGATCCGCGTTCTGAAGGGCGTGAACGCCAAGGCGTTCACGCCGATGATCGCTGGTTCCAGCCGCGTCGGGACCTTCCCGGTCGGCAAGGCGTTCTGGTGCCTGATCCACTCGGACCAGGAGCACGACCTGTACAACCTGGCGCACAGCGGCATGGCCGTGGGCGACACCTTCACTCCGGTGGAGCGCTACTCCAACCACACTGGCGTTATGGAGAACGAGGTCGGCAAGTACCGCAACGTGCGCTTCGTGACTTCCACCAGCACGAAGATCTGGGCCCAGGCGGGCGCCGCGACTTCGGGCGCGGCGGCCGGCATGAAGACTCAAGGCACCCCGGGCACCAGCCAGGCCGACGTGTACGCCTGTCTGCTGTTCGCCCAGAACGCCTACGGCGTGGTCCCGCTCGCGCGGGGCAGCGCCCGGACGATCGTGCATCGGGCCGGCAGCAACACCGACCCGCTGAACCAGCGCAACACCGTGGGCTGGAAGGCCGCCGGTGTTTCCGTGATCCTCAATGACGAATGGATGACGCGCCTTGAGGTTACGTCCCTGCAGTAGCCTCTTCGCCCGATCGTTCACGACATGTGTGCATGGCCCCGGGGTTAGATTCCCCGGGGCCTGAAAGGAAAAAATCATGGCTGACGTTCTGACTGTTCTCCCCGGCGGAGCCGAGAGCAACCTGTCCACGATCGTCACGGCGTCGTTCGACACCATGACCGCTGTGGCGCACGAGATCCCGCTGGGGTTCAGCCCCTCGCGGGTGGAGATCATCGACATCACCTCT